GCGTCGACCTACGTGGGTTCGCGGATGAGTCCGAGCAAGACGTGTTCGGTGCCGATGCACGCGTGGCCTTGCAGCCGTGATTCCTCTTGGGCGAGCACGACGACCCGGCGGGCGCGGTCGGTGAAACGTTCGAACATCAGTGGCCTGCTCTCACGGTGGGTTGGCTCCTGGGTCGACGAACCGTGACGGTGGTTCCATGGTCATCAGAACGTCCCGTCGGGCATGATCGGGGTCCACGGCCATTTGCCGGCGTCCTTCTCGAGGTGGGTGGGCCATGTGCGTTGATCGCGTGGACCGCGCCAATGGTCGAGCTTGTAGCGGGTTTGGCTTTCGCCGTCGCGGCGGATGCCGATGCCGAACTCGGGCCAGCGCAGCCACACGCTCGAGCCGAACGGGCGCAGGTCGCGGGTCTTGCCTTCACCGCCGCCGTGGGGGGCGTGGGTTTCCATCACCAGCGCCACGTTGCAGGTGTGTCGGATCTCGTCGAGGGCGTGGGTGACTTTGCGGATGTGGTCCTCGCCGCCTGTGTCGCCTCGTTCTGCGACGCCGGCCGACATGCGGTAGGCGGGTCCGATCACGACCAGCTCGGCGGCGTTGGCGCGGCAACGGTCCATCAGCCAACGTCGATCGGTGCGTGTCGTCAGGTCGAGCCCTTGTGTGCGGGAGTTGACCCGCAGCCGTTGACGGTCGAAACGCGAGCGGTCCAGGCGCGAGCAGATCCAGGCGAGCCGGCGCGACAGCAGGCGTTCCCCGTTTTCGAGGTCGACCATGAGCACGTTGCGGGGTTCGACCGCTTTGAGGGTCCAGGGGTGGATGCCGGCTGCGGCCTGGACTGCGATTTGGGCGAGCAGGACCGATTTTCCGGCGCCTTCGGATGCGGTGACGAGCAGCCGGTCGCGGTACTCGAGGAAGCCGGGGATCAGCCAGTCGTATTCGGTGGCGACGGACCCGATGTAGCTGTCGACGTCGGGGTCGGGTGCGCCGATGCCGGCCGGTAGGTCGAGGTGTTGGAGCAGCGCGCGGGCGTGGTCGGCGGCCTCGCCGGCGTCGTCCTCGAGTTTGGCGAGGGTGGCGATCTGGTCTGAGGCGCGGAGCAGGTCGCGGCGCAGTTTCCAGTTGGCGATGGTGCGCGCGTAGCGGCCTGCGTTGCTGATCGCGGGCGTCGCGTTTTGGAGCTCATGCAGGTATGGCAGTGCGTCTTCGCCGAGCTGGTCGGCGAGGGTGATGATGTCGATGCGGCCGTGTTCGCGTTGGGTGAGCATGGCGGCGTAGATCTGCTGGTGGCGGTGCGCCACGAAGTCGGGCGGTTGGACGATGCGGGCCGAATCGTCGAGCGCGAAGTCCGACAGTAGGCAGGCGCCGAGCAGGGCGCGTTCGGTGTCGACGTCGGCGAGGATGTCGGTTCGGGTGCTCATCCGACACCTGGCGCCAGGTGGTTGCCGTGGAGGTCGACGATGCTCAGCGGGTTTTCTCGCGGGAGTTCGTCCTCCCAGCGTTTGTCGTTCAGCCACGTCGAGGCGTGCGGGACGAACTGGGTCGTGGTGGGGTGTTCGCGTTTCCATCGGGCGCAGTGCGCCGGTACAGCGTCGAGGGCTAGTTGTCGTTCGGTGAGCGTCAGTCGTCGCCAGACCGTCGCAGCGCGCTTGCGGGCGGTCTTGCGCGGGTAGCACGCCCAGAACTCGTCGAAGTCGTCAGGCTCTGGAACGGGGGTGTGCACAGCGCGTGCACGCGCGTTCCCTTCCCTTCCCTTCCCTTCCCTTACAGCACTCGAAGACATGCGGCTTGCATGCGGAGGCGTGCACGGTTCATGACTAGGCGGTGCGGGGTGCACGGGTTCACCTTGTCTGTAGCTCGCTGCCTGGTGTTTCTCCCAATTTCTAATTTCGAAATAGCGTTCACCGTCGACCTCGTACAGCGTTATGTGTTCGCGCGCGAGCTGTTCGAGGTGCAAGTCGATGACCGGCGGTGTGATGTCGTCGTCGAGCGGCCAGATCGCGCCTTTGAGGATGCGCGCGTCGGCGATCCCGCGGCCCATCGAGTCGGCTTCGCACCACATGCCGGTGAACGTGAATCGGGCGTCACGCGAGCATCGCGACAGGCTCCGTGAGCGGAAGAACTCCGGTTTGATCGTGCGGATTCGTGCCACTCACGCCACCTCACGCCAGCGGTCGGACATGTGCAGCGCGAGCCCGACGTCAGACGACGTGAACCGCGTCCACGTCGCACGCAAGGCGACGCTTTCGCCATAGAAGCGGGGCAGCACCAGCAGTGGGTCGGGCAGCTCGCGGACTTCGATCAGTAGGAACGCGTGGGGCTCGCTGGCCCAGATGATGCGCGCCCATCGGAGAGCCTCGGTCGAGCCGAACGTGACGAGTGGCTTGACCTCCACGTAAACCCGGCGGTTGGAACCCATGATCTTGACACCGTGAAGACGGAAGTCGGGAAGGTACTGGCCTTCATCGGTGGCGAAGCACTGAGGTTCGTACTCCCATGTGATCTGCTGACGGTCAAGCCAGGCGGCGTATTTCGCCTCGAGCCGGGATCGCATCTCGACCCCGTTGTACGTCGTGGGTCGGGCCTTGAATCGTGTACCTTCATCCATGTCGGGCACCTCCAGTGGTGTCGGCCAGCGCCGGGGATGTTGTCGCATCGCCCGGCGCATCTATTGCAATGATTGTACCAGATCTGCCCGCCACGATTAGAACACGCAGGGCGTTCATGCCGCGGTCTCGCTTTGGCCGCAGTACGCACAGCGTCCGGAGGGAGCGAGAGAGTGCGAGCAATGTGGATCGCCGTCCGGGTCGTGATCGCGGCACAAGTGTTGGCCCATCACGAAGGCGACCGCGGCGTTTTTGCATCGGGTTGCGCCCACGACTCGTTCGCACCTCATGCCGCTGCCTCGCTGCGTGGGATGAGTTCGACGACAACGAACTCGGCGCCTTTCACGAACCTCGAGCCCAACGTCTCGACGTACTCCGGCGTGTCGTCCGGCCAGCATCCTGCGTCCACTAAGCCATCGACACACGCTTTAACCGTGGGTGCGGGTCCGTCTGAGTCGCGGCGCCGGTTGACGGTGACGGGGAATGTGACTCGCACGTAGCAGGGGCCGTCGTGGCCGTTGTGGAGCACGCACCACACACCGCCCTTGCCGCCGCACTCGTCGCACGGCTCGGTCACCCACGCTTCAGCCGTCACCTGGAACACAACCCCTTCGCCGGGTGGTGGTACCATCCAACGTTCCTGGTAGGTGCCAGGGCTGTCCGTGATCGCGTCAACCCGGTACGGGTTCGCTGCGTCCGTCATCGCTGCCTCGCTGGGTGCTCATGGAGGTGGAATGTGGAGGCGTGCAGCGCGACGTATTCGCCCGAGCGGGGCAGGAACATCACGAACTCAAGGTCTGCGTCGAGCAACTCGTCGCGGGCGTGAGCGATCTCGTCCCAACGCGGGTAGCGCGACGGGGCGCCCTTGTGGTCTACGAACGAGATAGACAGATGCCAACCCATCGGTTCCTCGGCGACTAGGCAACGCAGGTAGCCGTCGCTCACGTTGCGCACGAACCATTGCGCGCCGCATTCGCTGAGGGCGCGGCCGAACGGTTCGCCGACAAGCTCGCGCCAGGCTGAACGGGCCTTGGTGATCGGCGATCGCTCCATCGGTCGGCTCATGCTGGCGGTACTTTCTCGAGCTTGTCGATGACGGCTGCGGCCTCTGAGCGGGTCACGTCTTTCCATGTCGCAACGTCACGCCCCAAGTAGGCGGATGTGAGCGCGAGTCGTTCGTTGCGTTCGTGTACGCCGATCTCGCCGAACAGTGCCATCGCCTTCTTGGTCTGCGCTGGCGTCGGGTCATCGCCGTTGGCGCGCGGCGTGGTGGGGGCTGGCGTTGCGGCGGCCTTCGGTTTCTTGCTGGCCGCGCTGCCGTCGTCGTCCTCGGTGGCGATACCGAGCAGCGCGAGCATTTGGTAACGCCTTCCGTAGCTGATGGCTGAACCCTGCGCTTGAGGCGTCGCCTGCCCCGCGGTCACCAGAAGCGGCGGGAACGCCAACCACTCGCCCGACGAATGAAGCAATATTGAGTGAACGCCATCGGTCGCGGCGGGTTGCGTCACGGCGAGTCCGTTGGTTGTCAGCACCGGCTTGACTGCCTCTAGGACGGCGTCAAGGTCTGCGTATCCGTATCTGACTTTGCCGCCCGTCTTGAGTTCGATTTCGGCGCGCTTGTTGCGGGCGACGTCTTCGACGCTTTGGAGCGCCGCGACGAACGCTGGGATAACTGTGCCGGTTGCATCCGACGACGGCCACGGCCACGCGCTCATTCGTGGTCAACCTCGCAACGGGGGTCGGCTTCGTCGTACGCCCACGGCCGCAGGAAGATGTCGCTGTTCCACCAGCCGAAGTCGCGCGGCTCGTATTCGGCCATAACGGCGGCACGGTCAGCAGCCCACCGTGCCTGCTGCTCGGCGTCGCTGCACCAGCCGCAATCAAGGCCGAGGTCGAGGTTGCGCATCGCTTCCCATTCGAGTTCGTCGTCGCGTGCCAGCAGCGCGTCCGCGATCGTCTCGTCACGCAGGTGGTCCGTCACGGATGGTTCGCCTTGATCCAGTCCTGCACCTCGAACGCGACGGCGCGGCCGAGCCGTGTGCGAGTATCCAGGCCGCCCATACGCCACGCCTGTGCCGCCTCGCGTCCCAGTCGCCGCAGGCGGTCGATCTCGTCCATCGCCCAGTCGCAATCCTGAGCGCCGAGTGCGCCGGTGCGGTGGGCGTTGTCAACCAGGTGGTGGTAATCATCGCGAGCCGTCATCGCAGCCCCATCCTTCTGCTACAGGTCGGCCAGGCGCCCCAGCCCTGCATGTCGAGCAGCCGTTCCGCGGTCAACATCTGCTGCGCAGCGGACGCCTGGTGCGGGTAGGCGGCGTACTGCAACCCGCCTGCGCCACGCCACGACGTGAGCGCGAACTGCAACCCGCCGTAGTAGCCGTTGCCGGTGTTGATCGACCAGTCGCCACCCGATTCGCAGCGCGCCAACGCCACCCACTCGTCGAAATGCGGAATGACGACCGGCGCGGGTGGCGGCACGGTTGCCGTCACCTGGTACGCGGTGCCCCGCACAGGTAACGCGTCAACCGTGGCCTGCATGCCTCCCGTTGGGACGGTGGCAATCGGTGCCGCGGGCGGGGCAGCCGTGGCGGCCACGGTTGACGCGATCGGGGGTGCGACGTAGTAGCGGGCTTGCGCTAGTTCGGCGTCGAGTTTCGGTTCGCCGGCGAGCGCGAGCGCCGCACACCAGGCGACGAAGATGAGGATGGCGGCGACCGCTGCGAGCCTCATGCTGTGGCCCCGTGTTGCGAGCATCCCGAATAGTGGAAGGGGGTCGTATGAGTGCATTCACGGCAACGCTGGATTGCGCATCGCATGTAGCCCTTGCGCCAGTTCTCACGCGCCCATCCGGGGTACGTGACATGCACCGCCCACCACCACCGCAACTTGGCCCGGATCGTCGTGGCCCTCACGGCCGTTCGCCCATCTGTGCTCGGAGGTCGGGGAACGCCTCGGCCAGCGCCTCGTTCATGGCGTGGACGGTTTCCAACTCTTCTTCCAACTGTGCTTCGACGCGTTGCAGTTCGGCACGCAGCCCGTCGCACTCGGCGCGCAGGCGGTCAGTGACCTCATGCGGGTGTGTGCAGACCTCGCAGGACGAGTCGTAGACGTGGTCGCTCATGGCCCGATCCCCTCTCGCGCTTCGAAGGCCGACAACGCCTCATCCCACAGGCGGTGCCAACGGGCGCCTTCATCTCGCGCTCGCTGCAACTCGCCCTCGAGCCGTTCGACTTCTTGCGCCAACACCAGCCCGGCGGCGATGTAGCGGCGCTGCGCGATGAAGTCGCCGCCGATACGCCCGTACCGGACAACAGACGCAGCCTCAACCGGCGACATGGTTCGCGCCCGTCCGGTAGACGTTGCCGACACCATCGGCGTACGGGTTGTTGACCTCGCGCAGATACACGGCGATCGGGCTCGTCGGCGGCACGACGATCACGCGCCAGGTGCGCCCGTTGTCGGAACTCCACTCCACGTTCACTGCAGCCCCCGGTCCCATCGGCGCACACTGGCGCGCGCCCACGCCTTATCGGCGAGCATCCAAAGCAAGCCCGCTACGGTCGAGGTGGCGGCAGCGACCCAAACGCACACGAGCGGGTTCATGCCGCTCCCCCCGCCTTTACTCGCAGGTGGTAACCCCGCATGAACTCGCGCGCACAGGCGCGGCAAGCCCGCCTGCCGTTGTACGTTCGCTTCGTGTTCTCCGGCGTGAACTCATGCCCGTGGACACAGTGCGTCCGCGCAGCGTTTATTGCCATTGGGCTCACGCCGCGAAGTACGTTCTCCCGGTGCGTGACTGGCTCTAGATGAGCAGGGTTGCAGCAATGAGGGACGCGGCAGAGGTGGTCGAGTTCCAGGCCCTCCGGTATCGCGCCGCGTGCAGATTGGTAGGTGAGCCGATGGACAAAGACACTCACTCGGTGAACCTGGATCTGGGCGTACCCCCTGTTGTTCAGGTATCCACGCCACAGCCAGCACCCAGTCGCGGGGTCGGCCTCGATCTTGGAGGCGATGCGCTCGGGCAGGTCGGTGACGTTCACGCCGCGGTCCGTTCGGCCCAGCCGCGGACGGCTTCATGCGAGATGTCGACCTGGCCGTTGGTGGCGACCTTCAGGTCGTGAGCGATCTTGCGCCACGACCATCCGGCCTCGCGCTGCTCGGCGATCCAGTGTTGGACGGGTCGGCCGAGTAGCAGGGAGGCGAGTCGTTGAGTGGGTGTCGACGCCGGTGTCACGGAGTCAACTTAGATGACGCCACGTCATCACGTCAAGACCTATGACATATTTAAGTTGTCAAGATGTTTGACGGTCTGTCATCATGTCGGCATGCATGGCAAACGGCGCACTCCACGCCTCAACAACAACGTCACGACCGTCGCCCGCATGCTGATGGGCCGACGCGGCATGACCCAAACCGACCTCGCCAACGTGCTTGACATCGACAAGGCGCTCGTCTCACGGGTGTTCGCCGACAAGCGCACCTGGCAGCTCGAGGAGATCGAGGACATGGCCGAGCACTTCAACGTCGGCCCGGCGATCTTCCTCGAAGACCCCGACGACCTGATTTCGCGTCGAAATCCTGTGCTTACCCAACACTATGCACAGCATTCTCGGGTGGCGCCGGTCCCGAGCCCTAGAATCTTGATCGCAGCTTGATTGAAAGGTGGTTGCACCTGGTGCGATCCTTCACCGACAACCTCGGCCGGGTGGTGGATCGGGGTGCCATGATCGACGAGTTCTGCAACGACCAGCGCATGCGCGGCCTGACCGACGCCACGGTGCGTCGGCGTCGTTGGACGCTCACCAAGTTCTGCGAAACGTACCTGCTCGAGGCGGCGACACGCGCCGATGTCGAAGCGTTCATCTCGGCCCGTGCCACCGCTGCCAGCCGGCGTGCGTTGCTCGGCGACCTGCGCGCCTTCTACGTGTTCGCGATCGACCATGAACTGCTCGACAACAACCCGACCGCGAAGGTCGGCAAGATCAAAGTCCCGAAACGCAAAGCGCACCCGTTGACATCAGCCGAAGTCGAGCTCGCCGTCACGGCGGCCCGCTCTGCGAGTCTGCGGGTGATCGTGATGCTCGGCGCCTACGGCGGGCTGCGGGTGTCGGAGATCGCCGCGTTGCGATGGGGCGACGTCGACACCGAACGCCGGCTGATCGAGGTGCGCGCCGGCAAAGGGCTCAAGGATCGCAGCGTCGATCTAGCAGTGCAGTTGGCTGATGCGCTCGCCGTGTTGCGGCACCGGTCGGACGGGTTTGTGATCGGGACGACCGGTCCGAACGTGTCGCAACGTGTGCGGGGCCACTTCGCCAGGCTCGGCATCGATCATCGGCCGCATGATCTGCGGGCCACGTTCGCGACGCAGGCGATCGCCCGGTCGGGCGGCAACGTGCCGCTGGTGCAAGGCTGGCTCGGCCACGACGACCCGCGGACCACGATGGGTTATGTGACGTCGAGTCGTGAGGGTCGCACGATCATCGACTCGCTGTACGGCGACGCCGCCTGATTTGTTCGCTCGCCCCATCGCCCGCGACACCCGGACGACGTGCAGCGCATGTAGTCCGGCACCGCTACCGCGTCCTGCCACGCGTCATCGTTCAACATGATGCGCCGCGAGCATGCCGCGCGGGCCTCGTCGTAGTCGGTGGGCCAGTGATACTTGCCGCCGCGTCCGATCGTGTTGTGCCATGAGGCATCGCGCAGGTACACCCTGGCCGGTGCGGCATCCATGCGGATATCGTACCTGGTGGGGCTACGGTGAATCGAACACCGGACCTCATCCTTATCAGGGAAACACTCAAACCGCTATGCACGTCTTACAGGCACACCGGGTGTCACCGGCTAGGGGTTCCCAGGTAGGTGGTGGTCCTCAACTGGCGAGACATTGGCGCGCTCTGAGAACGCAGAACCCCCCGCCAGTCCGTAGACCAGCGGGGGGTTCTGATGCGTCTCTTTGGCTGAGAACCACCACTCTAGCCGTCAGCGACGGGACGCGCGGCCACCGTAGACGCGCAGAGAGCCCCCGCCTGACCGGGTCAAGGGTCGAGGCGGGGGCTCTGTGGGCGTCGAGGGGGAAGCGACGCGAACTAGGTTGCGGGTCCGTCGATCGGTAGTGGGTCAGTTTGAATCGCGGGAGGGGTTGACGCCGCGAGGCTGATGGGTACGGTGGACACATGGCTAAGCGGTCAAGCAAGCCCCGTGACGTGAACTCGATGGCCGCCGCGATCGTCGCTCAGTCGGTCAGCGACGAACCGTTACCGGACCCCGACGAAGGGAAGAACCCGCACGCGGATGCAGGCGTCAATACAGAAACGCCGGGGCGGGAATCTAGTTGATGGCGAAGTAATCCCTCACGCCGTGAACCTCATCGAGTGTGAGGTCGTACCAGTCCGCTACCTCGCCTGACGTTCCCTTTTCTAGATTGGCGATGACCGTGGTGATCGGAACCCGTGTGCCGCGGACGACGGGCGCGCCAAACTGAATCGCTGGGTTGATCTCGATCCATGGACTCAGTTCCCACGCCGACGCTCCCTGATTGGCGCCTTCAAATCGAATCTCGTCCGCGAAGGTGGCGACCGCGCCGGCCCACGCGAGCGGCTTGACGTTGCGGCGGGCCTTCTTCCCGATGAGCTCGACCACGTGTGGATCATCCTTATGCCGTCCGGCCCACAGCGATAGGCCATCGGTGTAGAAGACCCGGTACGCGAACGGACGTACAAGATCCTTGTACTCGGCTCGCAGTTCTTCCTCAATGCGACGGACTCCCTGCAGCGACCAACCCGCGTCGAGGAAGCGGGCAACTACTTCAAGACTGATTAAGTCATGGAACGTGAGCAACGCATGGCCCTCAATCTCATATGAGGCGGGAACCAGGCCGGTGTGGGTCCAATAGCGAACCTGTCTCGTCGTCAGCGGTCGCTCGCGACGAGACAGGATCTGGGCAGCCTGCGGAAACGTGTAGATGCCTTCGCCCAGCGACGGGGCATCATCGGTTGTCACCGTCATTACACCGCCTCTCGTCGCTGGGCACCTACAGATCGGAGACTACTCAGAGCCTGTCACAAACTAACGGCAAACGCTTGACTATGCCTAGGCGCTCAAGCATAATGGTCAGTATGAACAAGCTGAGCACGGAGCGCCGCGGCCGCTACCCGTGGTCGGTGTCGCAGATCGCGGCGCTGCTCGACTAGAGCGATACTGGCGTCGGGTCGTCGGTTCCGTCGATTAGTTCAAGCTCTACATCGCTACAGAAGCTCACCCGCACCGGTTTGCGACACCGACGAAGTAGAGCTAACAGCATCCCCATTTCGGATGCGCGATGGATGGGCAGATCGTCGTCGTCGTCCAGAACCGGAACGCCCGGGCCAGCGGGACAGGATGAGATCAGGTTGATGCCGCGATCATCCACGACAACGATGTGGCCGCAAAGGCGGCCGTCGCGACGAATCCTTGTGAACGTGTCAGCAACCGTGTCATCCGTCAGAGCGACGACCATCGGGCCATCCTCGCGGCGAGGTAGCCACGTCCGGAAGTCTTGTTGACTCAGGCATCGCATGACCTCGCGTGCCGCAAACGCGCGCTGTCTAGTCCTATCGTCCACCGCCCCACCTCCTGACGTTCTCTTCCCAGTGATCGAAGATCTCCCGCTCGCCTTCGTCGTAGCCCATCCGGATATCGTCTGCCGACTCGATTTTCCTTAGAACCTTGCGCACCGATTCGCCACCAGACGAGTCGAACCGGTGGATATGCACCTCGTCGTGGCAGCAGTCGATGCGCAGGATAGGACCCCATTCTCCATCAAGGTCACCGTCCAACGTAAACACGAAGTCCGTCAGCAGTCCACCGTCCCACCACATCACGGTGATGATCCGCGCCGCGCCGAGATCAAGTTCACGGCAATCCTCCGCGCACGCCCGGTATGGGACCGCACGTTGCAGGGGAGGCGGAGGTATCGAGAGATCGGGAACCTTGCCCTTCCGCGAGTTCGTCGGCCGATTGGTCGTCACACAGATCAAGCGTAACCAGCGGGTGCGCGATCATCAGGGAACCCAAACTGACCCACTACCCGTCGATCGCCCGTGCGAAGCCGACTGGCGGCGTCCAGCTCACCAGCACCGACCCGTCGGGGCCGTACAGCACGGTCGGTTCGGCTGCATCCCATTCGACTTCGAGTTCGGGTGATTCGAAGTCGATGTAGTCCTGGCGGCGTTCATCCCACCATTGGCGGGCCTGCGCCACGCGCTACTTCAACGTGTCCGGCGGCGCCGGGTTCATGACTGATGCGGTGCCGGGTTCACCGATGCCGGACGACACGATCGACGTGAGGATCGACAGGCCGGTGGAGAACGCTGTGGCGACTCCGATGTCCTGCCAGTTGAGCGAGGTGACATCGGTGACGTTGGTGCCGATCAATGCGAGCACGGTTTGTGCGGCGGTTTTGACTGCGCGTTCGAGGGCGTCGAGCCAGAACGATCCGGTGAACAGTGGGCGGGTCATGATGCTCCTAACGGCGATGGCCGACGATGAACAGGCAGAGGGCGATGATCGCCAGGATGACGAGAACGGTGATGAGCATCAGGGGCCTCCGTTGGCGGTGAGGTATGCGAGCACGGCAAGCACGGCCACCAGAAACGAGATCCCGGCACCGATCGCGGCGTACGTCGCACCGGTCGCGCCGCGCTGCTCAATGACCTGAGCCTTCCCCCCGACCGTCTCGTATTGGGCGCGGCGCAGATCCGCGATCGCGGTCTGCAGCGGTTCGAGGACGGCGATCAGTTTGGCGTCGAACGCTGTGGCGGTCGAGGCGACTGTTTGGCGGATGGCGTCAGCCTGCGCGGCGGCGACGTCGGCGGCGCGTTGCACGTTGCCGACATCAACGGCGCGGATCGCGTCGATGCGTGCCGACTCGGCTCTACGCAACTGCTCGCCGCGGTCACGCAATAGATCCTCGTAGTAGCGGCGCTGCGTGTCTTTCTCCGCGTTGCAGTGCTCCCGCAGCGCGGCGAGGTCGTCGAGCCGTTGGACGGCGGCCTGGAGGATAGCGACGACGTTCGCGGTGGGGTCGATCACCGGCCGTCCTTGTGCGTCGACGCCGGGGCCGGGCGGCATCTGCGCTGAGACGTCAGCGGGTGCGGTCATGGATTGACGAGAGACGCAAGCGAAGACGCGGCGAGCAGCATGGGTTACTCCTGGTCGGTGGCACGGGTGCGGAGATCTGGGGGCCGTATGTTGAGTTTCGTTTCGACGGCCGCGAGCCGGGATTCGACTTCGACGAGGCGCACGTCGACGCCGTCGAGACGTGTCTGGACGCGTGTGTGGTCCGTGGTGTTCGTTACCCGCAACTCGTCAAGCGACGCGGTGACTTTGGTTGACAGGTGCGCCATGTCTGGGGCCATCACCTCCAACACAACCTGACCAAACGAACTCGACATCGACCGCATCAACCAGCGGCCGACATGACGCGCGGCCCACACGGCGCCGAGCGACAGGATCGGCGCGATGACCGATAGAGCGACGATGTCTCGCCATGCCATTCGACAGCCTCTCGTCCGTCGGGGGCCCAAGCCCCGGTGTCAGGCCGAGATCGTCACGTCAGCGCGTCCTGGCCCCAGATGCCGCGGTATCCGTCGGGGCAGTCCCCGACCAACGTCCACTGGCGACACGCCGCGCGCTCCACCAGATCGGTCGCCGGGAGGTTGCCGAGTCGCGCCCACTGCTCACCCGAAATCCACACGGCGGTGACACCGTCACCCGACGCGAACAGCGGGCCGGCGTTCAGGCCCGACGGCTTGACGTTGAACAACTTGAGCACAGGTTCCTCCGGGGGGGGTGCGAGGTCGAGTTCGCCTTCGGTGGCGAGCTGCGAACGGATACCGGCACCGGCGCACGCTGTCGGCGTGCCCGTGCCCGACGTGACGGTGAGCGTGCCGTGGTCCGTGAACACACCCTTGAAATCGGGGCGCCCCGAGCGGTGGCGCGTCTCACGCCCGATCGCGCGAGCCGACCGCCACATTGCGTCGTTCGCTTTGTCGGGTCCGTCGACGAAGAACAGGACTGCGATCGTGTGCCCGTTGTGCTGGTTGGTGGCGGCTGGCAGGAAGTCGAAGCCTCGGATCTCCCACACGCCGGCCTGCCAGTCGACGGCGAAGCTGTAGCCGGTGTGGTAGCCGGGGAAATAGACGTTGTCGACCTTGCGGACATAGCCGCCGCCAGTGCGGTTGGCGAGGTAGTCGCGTTCGATGGCACGCAAGTAGTCGCGCATTGTCGTCAGGTCTTCGCCGGGGTCGCCGTCAGGAACGTTTTTCGCCCCGGTGTAGTGAGCGACCATCGTGTCAACGTTGCCAAGCTCGGCAGGAGTTGGTAGCCGGGTGAAGTCGAGCGCCATGCGGAAGCCGACCTGTTCCCATTCGGTGCGGGGATGGAAGACCGCGACGTCGGGGATCATCGCAACTCGAGACACGCCCACGCGGACATCAGGCCGAGGATGACGACGATCCCGACGACGCAGGCGAGCATCCCCCACGAGTAGGTGAGCTCGTCGTCGCGGGTGAGTCGTGGCCGTCTCACGGCGTCAGGAACCTGATGATGACGATCCCGGAGCCGCCCGCGCCGCCAGCGGTAGCGAACGTCGAGAAGTTCCCGCCGCCACCGCCACCGCCGCCCTTGTTCGCCGTTCCGGCTACACCATTGACGTCGCTCGTTCCGCCGTTCCCGCCGCCACCGGACCCGCCGGCACCGTTCGACGTGAACCTGCCGCCACCACCGCCGCCGGCGTAGAACGTGCCCGAGCTGGCCGGCCATTCGGTTCCGGCGCCACCGTTCGACGTCGTCGCCGACGACACACCTGCCGCGCCGGCACCGCCGCCGCCGCCGCCGGCGTTGTCGGCGGATGCTCCTTGGCCGCCTGCGTTGCTCAACGCCGAACCTGCCGCCGCGCCCACATCAGGCGAACCGCCCGCCGAGCCGCCGCCGCCACCACCGGAGCCGCCCGCTGTCGGCGCGTACGCGTTGTTGCCGCCACCGCCACGCCCACCGCCCTCAGCGGTAGCGAGCGACCCGAGCAGCGAGTTGCCGCCCGCCGTACCCGCACCCGCTGCCAGGTCGGAGGCGGTGGCACCGTTCCCGCCGCCACCGATCGTCACCGATTGTGTGCCTGTGATCGTTGCTCCCGCGGCGACGATCGCGCGGCCTGCGCCGCCACCACCGCCGCGATGCCACCCGCCACCACCGCCGCCACCACCGACGACGATGTAATCGAACGAACCGCCATCCAACCCTTTCGGGTCGAACGTGCCATTCGCCGTGAACGTGTGATACGTGTACGCGCCGACCTGCGTGATCGTCCCGCCCGTCGGCAAAACGACGGTGCTCCCCTGCGCCAGCCGGGTGCGGATGCGGCTGTTACCGGTCGTGCGGAGTTTGCCCATCAGGTGTACTGCGCGTCAACCCAAAGATGCGAGCCGCCGTCGGTGTACGTCGGCCCCGTCGACGAAAACCCGAACGCGATGCCTGAGGCGAACGACCGGCCGCGTGTCCCCAAGTCGAGCGAGAAGTTGCCGTTGGCGGCAACGACGATCACGATCTTCGGGACGTTCGTCGATGCCGGAGCCGTCGCTTTGTCGTGGACCTGCACGAAACCAGCGGCGTCGCAGTAGCCCTGAAACCCGTACAGCGTGCCGGCGGATCCTTTGACGACCGGGCCGTCATTGTCGAGCGCGGTCGTGGTCGCGTTTGTGGCGGGCGTGACGAGCCCACCCTCGAGCCCGTCGACGTGGCCGTCGATCGTTCCGAGGTTGGTGTTCACCGTGTCGAGCTTCGTGTTCGTCGACGTGACCAGCGTTTCCAACCCGTCGACACGCCCATCGATCGTGCCGAGCGCAGTGACGACGGTGGCGGCGTCGACCTTCAACCCGTTCGTCGCGTCAGCAGGGATCTTCGTCTCCGCACCATCAGCGGAGATAGCGAGCTTGACGACCTGCATGTCACCGTTCGCGCCGGGGTTGACCAGCACATTGATGTCGCTGCCTCCGTCAACGCCTCTACCTATGTCCGCCATGATTTCCTCTCTCTGTCGGTCATGTGAACCAGCCGTCAGCGGCGGCGGCGTTCTCGATGCTTTGCATTTGTGCCGTGCTCAACCCGTAAGCGAACAGTGCGACGTGGGCCAAGGCGCCGGGGAAGTAACGGTCGTTATGACCACGCCCGGCGATCCGTAGATCCGATGTCGTGTCGCCAGGCAACCCGGCGCCGCCGTTGTTCGTGATCGTCAGATTGGTGCCGTTCAAACGGAACACGATCGCGGTGCCGGGGAACAGGTCAGGCACCTTCCAAATCATGCAGTTCCACGCCGACGCGTCGGGGAACACCGACGCGAAGCAGCTGTCATATTCGGAGCCGTTCGGGTTCCACACGATCGCCCGCAGCTCATCGTCGGACGCCTCGAACGCATACTCGTTCTGACTGACCGGTCCCGCCTTGGCGAGCACAGCCCGTTCGCCGCCGGCCGCGCTCGGATGCACCATCGCCACGACCGTCATCCCGTTGACGCCCAGCGACCAGTCAGGATCATCGGCGATGTTCACGTACTCATCGGTGCCGTTGAACACGGCGTAGTCGTCGCCGTCGGGACCAGCCTGACCGCCCAGCGCGGGTGTGTTCGTGTAGATGCCGTCGCGGGCGTTACCGGAGTAGTCGATCGCAGTCGTGCCGGCCAGTTCGTTGAGTTTCCAGTACCCGACCGGATTGAGGGCAAGGATCGCCGTTTCGAGGTCCGTCGCCGGTGGTGTGACCGCTTCGCCCCACAGGGCGCAGTCGGTAACCCACGACTCGGGTGGCGCGCCGACACGCCAAATCGGGAGGGCGTTGATTGTCAGTGCCGCGCCGCCGAGCGTCTGAGCGTCAACCTCGACGTCGTCGACGAACAGGGTCAGCGTGCCGACCGCCGAGTCGTAGAACGCAGCGATGACGTACTCGGTGGCGGCGTCGAGATCGCCGGAGATGACCGACAGGTTCCCGTCGACCGTGGCGACAGTCGCCCCCGCGTTCCAGTCGGTTCCGGTGCTGGGCGCGCAGGTGATGCGCAGCGCGGCGCATTCCATCAGGACACACGCCTCATTGTTGGCGATGGTCGTGCGAACACTGATCGTCTTGTCGCCGGTGTGCCCTGTGATCTGTGGGCATTCGCCGTACGCGACAATGCCGCCAGCCGTGTCCGACCACGGTGGGTCCGGTACCGCGACCAACACCCGCTGGTTCGGGTCGCCGCCCAACAGCGCAGCGATCTCGAGGAGCGCGTCGCCGTGTACCGCTTCGATCCCTGACACCGCTTCACGGATGATGTCAGGCGCACAAATCTTGGGGACGTAGACGAGTAGCGACGGCTCGTTGTACGGGAACGTGGACAGCGCCGGCGGTTCGGTGCACGGGTCGGTCCAGTCGTCGGGCGGATCGAACGCCGGCCCCGGTATCCAAGTGATCCCATCACATGTCGACCGGAACCGGTACATCGACCCTTCGTTGAAGAACGAGTTGTCGATCGGATACGTGAGTGAGTAGGTGCCGTCCCCGTTGGGGGTGAGCTCGGACCCGGAGAACGAGTCGACCGTCACCCAGCCGGAGCCGTCGTTTTCTTGGAGGTCGATTTCGAAGTCTTCGCATTCGAACTCGGGTGGTTCGCCGATGACGTCGGTGTCGCCAGGGTCTTCGCCGGGGGTGGGGATCGGGAAGATGCGGGCGGCGGTCGTGAAGCGGACTTCGCGGATCGCCGAGAAGTTGGTGATGACCCCGTCGACTTGGCGGATCAGACGAACTTGGAAGCGGTAGTTGGTGGCCGGGTCGAGCCAGAACAGGTTGGCACCGTCGGCTCCGACGCCGGGGTATGTGTCGGTCGTCCAGATCAACGAACGCCCGATGACACGGAACTGAACGTTCGTCGGGGTGATCGACGGCTGTACAGGGTTGACCCATGTGAACTCGGCGGAGCTGGGGCCGCCGACGATCGGTGTGATGGATCCGACGAACGCCAGGTCCTCTACTGGCAGCAACGGCTCCGATGTGACGGTCGGCTCCAAATCGATCTGGACGGTGGACTGCCACGACAGCAGACCGTCGCCCCGCCAGGTGCGTTCCTCGACGATGTTGCGCACCCATCCGCCGCCGGTGACGACAAGCCCGTCATCGGTTGTCTGGTGCCAGATCGTGACCGGGTCGAGATGGTCAACGATCGCCAACGCCGACCAGAAACCTTCATGATCCGACGTCACCCGCAGGGGTAGCGCCTGTTTCGACGCGTAGGCGCGCACCGCCAGGAGGTTGTCGACGACGGGCGGGTTGTTGTAAATCCATGTCGCCGTGAACGGCCGCACACCGAACCGTTTGGCCGACACCGGGTCATCGTTGGGATACACCTCACTGTCGAATCCGTCGTCGAACGTGACCACGAACGAGTTGAGGACACCGGCGTTCGTGTCGGACACTCCGAACGGTTGCTGGTCGTCGTCGGCGATGTATTCGATCTCGGTGAAATCCGGCGAGTAGGAGAAGACAAGACCCGATGGGTAGACGTCCAGCAGCGGGTTCGGGTAACGGTCGACGTTCGTGGTGTCCCACGGTGCCGGGTGGGCGACGAGACGACCAGTGCGCAGCGACCGCCACACCCGACCGGTCGGATCGGAGATGGCGTCGAGACGGGCGCTAGCCACGACCGGGTTGAGGTCGATCAGGAAGAGCGATTCGTCACCGTAGGTGTCGACACCAAAGTTCCAGCCCGCGCCCAGCAGAACCTTCTCAACATATTCGGGGTAGTCGAGTCCGTTTTCGTCGACGATTGTCGGGACGTTGGCGAGGTCGGAGATGGTGTCGACGATCGACACGATGTGTGTGCGTATCTGCCCGCGGGCTGCGGATGCGTCGCCCCACGATTCGACCCGACCCGTCCAGATCGCCGACCATTCAACAGTGTCACCTGATACGACACGCGACAGGGCGGCGCGCATCAACAGACCAGCGCCCAACGGCACATCGACACCGAACAGGCCGGACGTGTCCTGACCCCACGGGGCGAGACGGTCATCGACGGCCTGCAGTTCGACGGTGACGAGGCGGGCGCGGGCGTGGCCCATGTAGTCGTCGGCGCCGAACTGGTGGCGGTCCCCGGCGTAGTAGTCGGTGATGTCATGCCAGCCGACAAGCGCCGCGGCAGGATCCAACAACTCGAGCGCGAACCGCCACTCGCCCGCGACGGCTGGGCGCTGGATCGCAGCGCCATGCGACGCGACTGGTGCGGTGACAATCAGTTCGTCGAGGGGAAGTACCGGGAATGGTGCCGCGATGCCGTTGAACAGGAGCAGCAGCACCGGTTACCTCGGACCGTTGCGTCGAAGGTCGATCTGGTCGTTCTGCCACTGCGTAGTCGGCGTCGTCCCGACCGGGTAGTTGTTGATGATGGTGCGCTGATCGAGAGAACCGACTGGCAGCGGTGCGGGGGTGGACACACCGGAGAAGATCGGCGCGGACGGTGCGGCGCCCGGTGTGAAGATTCCGTTCGCCGAATCGAACCCGGCGAGCATCGCGACAGGCTCCGTGAACGACACCGGCACCGTGACACCCTTCGTCAAGTCGGCGAGGATGCGGTACAGGTCGTCGAGCGAACCGGTTTCGATCTCTGTCGCGATCCGCACCTTCTTGTCGGGCGGTATGCCTTTGATCGATTCGAGGAGGCGCAACAGTTGGCGTTGCAGGTCACGAACGGAGCGGTTGTAGTTGCGGACGCCTTCCTCACCGTCTTCGGTGACGTGCTTCTGTGCTTCGGCGATCTCAGCGAACTGGTCGGTGATGTCATCAACCAGATCTTTGAGGTCGAGCCTGTCAGCGACGTCACCCAACGCAGCGTCGACGGCGTCGCCGACGGCCTTCACGGCGTCGGCTAGTTCGTTGAGGGCGTTGTCTCGGGCCTCCTGGTTGAGATCGGCGAGATGTTCCCTGGCATCGTCGAGGGCGCCGGCCATGTCGCCGATCTTCGGACCGGCGTTCGCTGCCTTGTCGCCGAGACTGGCCGTGTGTTCTGCCGCCTCTGCTGCGGCGTCGGCGGTCGCCTTCGCCTCATCGGACAGCTCGCCCAAATCGGGCGCCGCCGCGTTGACCGAGTCCGCCATCCGATCGACTTGACCTGAGAACGTCTCGGCCGCATCGCCACCATCATCAAACCGGTCCTTGACCTCTTTGACCGCACGAACGAACGCGCCAAGCGCACCGAGTTGGCCGCGGTTGATGCCGCCGAGGCTGATGTCGCCCGGCAGGTTGCCGAGCACATCGTTCACTTTGCCGGCGGCCTTCTCGGCCTCCACCAGTCCTGCTGCCAGTTCGCCGATGACCGGGACCAACTGGTCTCCGACAGTTAGTTCGACCTGCTTGAGACTGTCGGCAAGGCCGTCCATCTGGTCGCGGAACTTGCGAGCCCTCGCGAGCTGCGCCGGGCTGATGACTTGCGCGTCGGCGACCCCGTCGAGCCGCTTCTTGATCTCATCGGCGTCACCGAGCAACAGTTCCGCCGAATCTGCGAAACCCTTACCGAACAACTGCGCAGCCAGCAGCGCCCGCTTGTTGGCGTCCTGCACGCCGTTCAGGCGCCCGATCGCGTCAAGCATCGTCGCGTTGACGTCTACCTGACCGTCCTTAGTGCGCTTCGTTTCGATGCCGAGTTCCTGGACAGCGTCAGAGTTCGAAGCAACAGCCTTCTGCAACCGGACGAGACTGCCGGCGACAGCCTCAGTCGACACGCCGAGATCGCCCGCCACCTCCTGCAACCGCGACGCATCCTCGACTGTCAGGCCGGTTGCATCCGACAACTTGCCGGCAGCCAACGCTGTCTCCTGGAACGCCTTGACCGACTTGGCGCCGAACGCGGCGATCGCCCCACCGGCACCCAATGCCAGGGCACCGGCGTTGGCCTGGACGGTGGCAAACGCCGACGACGCACCGGCCCGGAACTTCCCGACCGTTCCCTCCGCCTCGGACACCGACTGACGAAAGCCCCTGATTCCGGCTTGCGCCTTATCGGTGACGATCTCGATGGCGTAGATGAGGCGTTCGCGAATCGCCATCGGTCACGCTCCGTTCTGAAAGGACCGCCTCACAACGGTGTCGGTGCGCTTCGCGATGAGCGTGCGCACCTTCGGTTCGGCGCGTTCCCGGCCACGGTTCCAAGTGTCCTTACCGCGTCTGACGCCGGGGTGATCGACCGAAGCGCGCACGCCGACACCGGGGATCGCCAACATCTTGCGGCGACGGCGAGCGCCGGCCTTCGGGATGCGGTGCGCCTTGATCGGGTTCGCGATCAACGGCACCGGGCCGGTCGCCTTGACGGTTGCTGTGGTTGCCGAACCGGAACCGATGAGGTCGTAGCGGGCACCGATCGCGGCACCCTTGCCGGACCGGACTCGAGACAATCGCAGATCGCCGCCGGCATCAGCGCGCATCTCGTCAAGCTGCTGATCCTTGGCCGCTTTGGCCGCTAGACGAACCGAGTCCCGCACCGACGCTTGAATGTCGTGGTCGATCTTGTCGACGCGTCGTCTGAGGTCGCTCGCGAGGTGTGAAACGTCGCGGGTCATGCCACGATCGGTTGGGACACGTCGCGCGCCGGGTACGTCTTCGACTGTCGGCGAGCCTCGAACGCCGGGGCGCCCATGTCCACATCGGTGACAACGATGTAGCCGGTGCGTTGCGGGTTCGACGTGCCCACCGTGTCATCAGCCGGTGTGTACTCGAAATACAGTTCCCCGGTGCGGGTCTGCATCGCGTTCCACAACTCCTGCCACAACCCCGATGTCGTCACATAGTCGGAGAGGAACACGACCGTCACCGACGCCTGCCCTGCACCGGCTTTCTCCTCGAACGTCGGATTGGCGGGGGTGGGGGCTTTGACGACGGTGTTGCGACGCTCGTTGATCTGGAACGTCTGAAACGCGCACGAATAGTCTGTGAGCGCATCGGCGGCGGGGCCGAGCATGACGATCGGGCGATCCTGTACCAGGCTCATGGCACCTCAGGGTCGTGGTCGTCGCGGACAGCGATCTCGTCGGGCCATGTCGCGGGGAGGGTGAGGAGGTCGCCGGAACCGAACGTGATCTCGTACTCGAGCAGCCACACACCGGCGTCGGCTTCGTTCGCCAACCATCCGTCGTAGTCGCCGAAGTCGATTTCGATCTCACCGGTGTCGGAATCGGTGAGAGTGCATTCGAGTTCGGCGGGCGCGGTCGAGCCACGCCAGACGTGGGCGACGATGTCAACCTCCGACGCGGTCACCCCGACCAGTTCGTCGAGGATCCGCGTGCGGGTCAGGTTGATATCGCCGGCGACTGCCGCAGCGAGCCGCATGACGGTCAGGCAGTCGAGACGTCGTAAGCGGGTTCACCGACAACGGTGAACGGCACGTCGTACGTCGCCGAGCCGCCGACCTCATGTTCAGGGATGAACGCGATGGGGTCGACGTAGGCGTCGAACGTCGCTTCCGGGTTGGCCGCCGAGATCGCCGTGTCATCCGATGGCATCAATGTCATCTCGACCGGCGTCGCCGTGTCCAGTGTCTGCCAGAAGTTCCATGACCCCTCGTCGCCGTACGACATGCGGACGCGAAGCACACCGGTCCACGCGACGCGGCCGGGAGCTGTACCACCAGGATTGCAGTACGTCTCGATGTCGGTCGTGGTCACGTTCGGGACCAGCGTCGCCATCTGCAAGTGGCAGGTGATGTCGTCGGTGCCGATCAGCACGGTCGGGCGTTCGTAGATGAACGGGTCTGCTACGGCCATCATCCCTCCTCAGGGTTGGCATGGGGTTCAGCCGGGATGACGGCTGACGGTTCCGCTGGTTCTGCGGGTTTAGGTGCACGCGTGATCCAACGGTCGCCGCGGCGACTCAGCAGATCGATGGTGCGTCGGATGGTGACGGGGTCGCCCTTGCGGTACATCTTGCGGCCGTGTTTGAAGTTGCGGGCCGCGACCCACTGCTTCGGCTTCGGGGCGGAAGGCATCAGGCGAACTCTCTTTCGATCCCTACGGCGACGATCACGGCGGGGAGTTGGTTGTCGCCTGACGTGACGTTGATGAATCCGCTGATCCCGCGGAACCCGTACCGGTAGCCGGCGGGGGATGCCGTCCGTAGCGTGGCGCGGACCTTGTCGATCATGTCGTCGAGCGCGTCGGCGACGGCGGGCGGGTCGCCTGGTCTGCTGATGAGCGTTGCGTCGAACAGAATGGCGTCAGAGCAGTATCCGGACGCTGTCACGTAGCCGCCAGCCGATGCTTCGACGACGACGGCGGGCGGGTTGACTTGCGCTCCTAGCGCCGAATCGGAAGCGGACAACCCGGCGGCGAGATGCGCCGACAGGTCGTGACGGTACGTCTTCAACGGTGTCACGCAAAGCCCCACGATCGGGACGGGGTTATCAGCCGTTCGATGTCCGGGTCGACAGACGTGACACGCACCGCACCGAACTCACCGAACCCGCCGATGCCCTCCGGTGACAGCCGGCGGCGGAACAGCCGCGACGTGAGCTCGAGCGTCGCTTCCCGCACGTTGTCGGAGACGATGTCGATGTAGTCGTCGTCTTCGACGATGTTGCCATCGCAGCGAAAGCCGATGTACGCAACCGCTGCGTTCAGGCACTGCTCGAGGATCGGCATCTGGTCGTCGTTGACTTCGCCGATGTATTGGCGGGTTTCACCGATGTCGGGCCACGTCGCCATGAGGCACCTCCGGTGTCGTGTAATGCAAATGCACGGGGCGAACATCCCAGTCGATGGGGACGTTGCGGCGCTCGCCGATGGGTTGGCGCATGTGCCATCGGCTGAACTCGGTGTCACCGAACTTCGATGCTGGCGACATCTGCGCTACGAACTGGGCGATGAGCTCGCGGGGCAGGTAAATCAGACCGAAGCCGAACAGGTGACAGTACGTGTCGGCCGGACCTTTGACCCATGTCCGCATACCGGGTTCGCGGACGCGATGAACGTAGAACGGGATCTGCGGCGTGATCCCGGAGTGCCCGCGATACAGCAGATACGGGGCTACACGCACCCGGTCAGGTTCAGCGGCTGCACGCGTCATGAACAGATGGAGCTGTTCGCCGCCGACAGCGATGTCCCATTCGATGAGGACGATGTCGTCGTCGTAGTCGACGAGTCGGCGGTAGTCGAACTGTGTGTCGTTGCCGGCGCCCATCACGAACCGTTCGATGTCGTCGACGACGTAGGAGCGGCCTTCGGGGATGACGGCGGGCCAGGATCGTACGAGTTTCATGCGGTCGCCCCGAGTACGTCGCGGGTGTAGTTGGAGATGGTCGGGTCGGCGTGAGCGATGTAGTACCGCTCTTCGTCATCCATGTCTGCGGGCGCCATGTACCACGGCAGATGTCGAATCGAGTACGGCGCCGGCAGGCGGTAGGCGTTGTACCGGAACCGGCGAGTCATGTAGGGCGCATACAGCGCGAACGTCGTGTCGATCGGTGCCAGATACGCCTGTAGATGTTCATCCCAGTTCGCCCAGTAACGCGACTCCCACGCCACCGATCGGTCGGCAATCCACGGCGCCAGGTCGTCAATCTTGATCGAGAACCCGCACTTGGCTAACCCGGGCTTTCGGCGTAGCACTTCGGCCATGCGGGCGATCGCATCGTCGGGGCAATCTTCGACCGGGAGCACGTCGGGGTCGGTGTAGATGAACGGACGGGCCGCTGCGTACTTCCGCAGGATGCCCGATGACCAGCCGACACGGTGCCCTTCGTTCTCTCGGCGGATGACGGTGTGCGGTGTGCTGGCGTAGTAATCGAGCAGGGGCTCCCATGTGGATGCGTTGTCGATCAGGTAGACCTCGTCGGCGTTGCCTACCGACTCGAGCCAGTCGAGCAGCCCGACGAGGCAGGTGAGCCGGTCACGGCAGACGATGAACACCGGATAGCTCACGCCTGCCACCACCAGACCGGACCTTCGACCGACACGGCGCCGAGCCGGTCACGCACGGCTAGCCAGACGTCTTTCATCGGGTAGTCGTCGCCACAGATAATCCCACCGGGCGACATCTGTGGTCGGAAAGCGTCGATCTGCGCGGAGACTTCCGCTTCGGTGTGGTCAGCGTCGATGAATACCAGCGCCACCGGCCCATCCATCGTTTTGAGATATCGACGCCACTCCATCCGGTAGGGGGTTACGTGCGGGTGGCCCGCGAGGTTCGCCGACCACCGAGCGAACACGTCCCGTGTCTTCACTTGCTGACGCTGATAGCCGTCCGATTTGGCACCCTGCCAATGGTCTACGGCGTGAACGTCACGGCCGGTGGCGCCAGCGATAGCAAGCGTGGAACGTCCCTCCCACGATCCGAGCTCCACAATCCGACCAGGCACATCCTCGACCTTGCGGACCAGGTCGGCGAGCGTGGCGCACGATGCGTCGGTGAACCAATTTTCGGTGAACTCGGCGGCGCTCATGTCAGCCTCACAAGATCCTCATCGAGCCTGTTCCTGACGTAGGCGCTGTACGCGGCCTTCCCGTTCCGGTACGCCTCTGGGCTGTTCACCTGGCGGTAGCCGTCGTCCATGTCGGACTTTCCGGCGTGGGGGTGCATGTGTTCGATCACCACGTCAGGGAGGTAGGCGAGGGTGCCCAATCGTTCGCCGAGGGTGCGGAAGTAGTTGTCCATGTAAAGGTGGGCGATGGTGGGGGGGACCATGTAGCCGAGCCGGCGCACGATTTCGGCGTCGAGGAACGCGGCGGTCGGCAACTTGTCGCCTTGGTGCAGGTCGTTGCAGTAGACGACACCGAGCGGCTTCATGGCGTCCGCGACGGCTACATCCCAGCCGGGGGTGCGGGGGTGGTGGTCGTCGCCGATCTGGCCGACGATGTCGAACCCGGCGGCGCCGCCGATCGTGACCGCCACGAAGTTGACCCAGTCGCAGAGCGACCGCCACGCACCGCCGATCGGGAACACACGATCGGACGGCCACGGATCGATCAACGCCATGTAGTCAGGGAGGCACGGATCGTCCTGGTCGAGACACACGGCGAGCGTTGCGGCCGCCGCGGTCTGTTCCCAGCAGTCGAGCAGGGCGGCGATGTTGTGCGGCCTGGCCCGCGACGGGCAGATGACGAGTGTCTCCATGCCCATCCGATCCGAGGTGGTGGGCGTCGGGTCGAGGTGCCGACCCGACGCCCACGGACTCGTTACTTCTTGGCCGTGGCCTTCTTGACCGTGGCTTTGACCGGCTCGGCCTCCACGTCCTCGGCCGGGAGCACGGCGAAGGTGTCAGCCGTGGTGACGTTGGCCGTCTTGCGCTTCTTGCCGCCGCCGCGCACGACGTGGGCGTTGATGTTGCCGTCAGGCGCGTCGGTCGGCATCAGGCGGTGCCCTCCACCAGCGGCACAACACCGCCGGATGCGGCGGCGAACGCAGCGAAGTAGCCGCCGAACGCGACCTGCACGCCGAGAACTGACGGCTCTACGACTTGCAGCATGCCGATCTGCTGCTCGTACAGTTCGATCGCGGCTGTTGACAGCAGGAACGCCTCGCCGGAATCGAGCGCGCTGGACATGATGACCGGGATACCGGAGATCTGGCCCATGACGCCCTGACCGAAGTTCGACGCCATGAACCCGATGCCTTGCGCGTTCTGCCCGTTGTACGGCGCGAACAGGGGACCGAAGTCGACGAGCCGATCGGGCGCAATCACCAGAACGAGTCCCCCCTCACCGTTCACAGCCGAGAACACGGTGCCGGCCGCCGCATAAATCGCGGTCGCGAGTTCGTCCTGCGTCGGGTCGAGAGGGTATGCCTGGTCTGCGGCGTTGTTGGCGGCGAGGAAGTCGGCGACGTACTCCTCGGTGCGCGCCCGATACGCCTTGGCGAGGTTGTTGATGACCACATCCATCGCATTCGGGTCTGTCCAGTCGATCGACTGCTTCGAGATGTTGACGTAGCCTCCGAAGGTCAACGCATTGACCGTCGTCGAGCTGATCGTCATCTTCTGCGAGTCGAGTTCGACCTTCTCGTCAGCAGCCAACCCGGTCGTGCCCTGCAAGTCGACGACAGTCGACTGCGTGATCTTCGACCGCCGGAACGGCGACGTGATGATCGGCGACGTCCCCAGGAAGTTGATGATCGGGCGGCCGCCGTTGACGAAGTCGATGAGGCCGCCGACGAGCGGCGTGGGCAGCAGGCCGGGGACGTCGGTCGTCAACTCGTGTGCGGCGGTGCGGTGGTAGATCTCGAGCCGCTCGCGGGCATCAGTGAACGAGGAGGCCCTGCACAGGTCGTTGATGTAGGCGCCGGCGGTGCGGTACTCGACTTCGTTGGCGACGACGCGGCGGGTGACGTCCATCTCGCGGTCGACGGCGGCGAGGCGTCGCATCGCGTCGACGGACGCCGAGCGGGTTTCGCCGATCGTGGTGACCTGACGGCTGCATTCCTCGATGCGCTTGCGGGCGCCTTCGAGCATTTCGTGTTCTGAGTCGGTCAGGTCGCGATTGGCGTCCTGGGCGTTGGCGACGACGGTATCGATGAACGCTGAACGCTCCTCGATTTCCGTCGAGTACTTGTTCAGCATCGCGTCCGTTTTGAAGGACATGAGGGTTCGCTCCTGTTTCGAGAGTTGGTGGTTGGCGGCCCTCTCGGCCAGCGGCGACCCTCTCGGTCAACGAACCCCGCTACCGGGGTTAGCCCTCTCGGCCAGCGACACCTACGCGGATATGCCGGCGCGGCGTGATTGCAAATATTGCACCCATTCGTCGAGACGAGGGGTGGATACCTGCTCGAGCTCGGCCGCATCGGCGGCATCGGCGGCCTGCTCGGCGGAACTGCGAACGGCGACGACGTCGGCGCCGGTATACGCGGGGTCCTCAACGAACGACTGGTGATCGATGAAGGCGCGGCGGATGTACCGCCGATTCGGCTGCGAGTGGTGGTCGAGTTCCTGATCGGATCCCTTGATGACGGCGAATCCGACTGATGGGAAGATCATCCCGTCTTCGGCGAGTTCGAGGACGTCGTCGCCCTCACTGGTCTTCGCGATCTTGACGTCTTCGATCAGCCCTTCATGGGCGTCGGGGTGGAATGCGACGACCTTGCCGATCGTTCGTCCTTTGGAGTGTTCGCGGTTCGCCATGACCTTCCCGTTGCGGGCCTCGATGCCGGCAAATGATCCGCGGGCGAACGATTCGATGTATTGGCGGCCCTTATAGAACACCTTGTCGGTCGTCAATTCATAGGGCACGGCGACCACAGTGATGATCCGCTCTGGAAAGCGGACTTCGGCTACGGCCGACGATCGGAGTTCAACTACAGGGCGAGGTGCATCACTCATTAGGTGCTCCGTTCACGGCCAACGTGGGGCTGTCAACAGCGGGGGCGGCAGCGAAGAAGGTGCGTTCGATCGCCCGGATCTCCTCGGGCGAGATGGCGCCCAACGCTGACAGAGCCGTGTACGCGTTGACCCGTTCGGTGAGGGGCGGCCGGGTGTACTCCTCGCGATCCAACTCGACGTTCTGCCCGCGTGGCAACGCCCAGCCGGACAGGGCAGACATGACGGCGACGGCTTCGGTGCGGAGCTGCGACCGGTCGTGATACTCAAAGATCTGCTCGACGTTCGAGTAGGTCATCGAATCGCCGGACGGCAACGCCATCAGGAACGGCGGCACACCCAACAGCACACAGATCCGGGCGTCAGTGAACTGTGCCAGCTCGAGCAGCGCCATGTCTTTCGCGTTGACCTGCAACGTTTCGAGCTTCAACCCGGATTCGAGCACGACGGGGAGGCCGGCGTTCGCGGCGCGCGCTGTCGCCCATTGGGTGGCGATCTCTTGCGCGGTTGTCTCGTTCAACTGTTGGTCAGTTGTCAACGTCATGAACGGCGGCGGCGACGTCGTCATCGTCGACACGTAGCGGGCCAACACGCACGACGCCGTCAACCGTGCGCCGGCAACATCCAACGGGCCCTGCCCGCGGGCGTCGCCGATCGTCGACTTGTAGCGGATATGAAGCACATCGGCGGTGATATCGACCGAACCCACGAAATATCGGCGGATCGAGCCGTCCATCTCCACGTTGACCAGTGGCGGCGGGATGATCCGCATGAACATCGGCCACCCCGACGAAAAGTAGTCGGTGGCGTACACGAACGCCTCGCCGCACCCCTGATAATCCCAGAAGAGTTGCTTCGCGAACTCGTACCACGACGTGTACACACGCGGGTCGGGGTTCGTCATCCACCCTTCCGGATCGACGACCTGGCCGCCACGCGTTTTGTACACGGGGAGCGATGCGAGGATCGACGAGTTCTTGTCGAGGCACGCCCAGGCGGTGTCGGCGAGACAGTTGACGCCGGGCCACCAGTCGGGGGTCTGCCATGTCGCCGGCCACCCCGACCATGGCGACGCCAGGATCGTCGGCAACGAACGACCCTCGACACCGTCGGCCAATATTTCGAATCCGTCTGGGTCGCCCGGCGTCCACGTATCAGGCCCCACCGTGTTCGGTGGGGTGTCGATCGGAGGATTGGTGTTGGCGGTGATGCCGGTCGGGGTGGTTCTGCCGATCCACGATAGGAATCCCATTTGGTCACCGCCCCTTGGTTGCTAGCGAATAGACGCGGGGTGCGCGTACTTCGGTTGGCACGCCACCCAACGCCACAGTGACGGCCAGTAGTGGTGTGATCTCGACCGACGACAAACGCTGCGACCACACCGAAGCGCCATTGGCGCCCGTGCGGAGTTCGGCGGCTCCCACGGCACGATCCAGTGACGACAACTTGCCGTCCTCGAACACCGGGTGGCGGACTGTGCCGGCCTCGACGCCGTCGATGATCTGACCGGTCGCCTGCCCCGCTTCGGTGGACGACACCTCGACCACGGCGACGCCACGCTCACGCAACAGGGCGATGAACGACGACTCGGGGCCGTCCTTCCAGATCCGAACCGGGATCTTGCATGCCTTCCAGAACGTGACCGCTTCGTCGACAACCCAATCGGTGCCGGCGCGGCGGTAGTGCACGGCGACATGTGCGAGCCCGTCCGCGCGACGGCCGGCGACCCCGATCGTGGTCCACTTGCGGTCAGGTGACGTCGCGATCGCCCACATGTGATGCGACGCGATCACCGACACATCGTCGCCACAGTTCGACCAGTTCGGCATGTTGCCGCCCCGGTTCGAGCCTGGTTCGGGCGCCCACACGCCGAGATGTTCGCGGGCGAACAGATCCACGCCGAGATTGCGGAGTTCTTCCTCGAAGAAGTCGATCCCCGAACCCCGGCCCATGAACAGCGCCGGGTTCGCCTGCGGCCACAGCGACCGATCCTCCGGGTCGCCGTGACCGACGATCTTGCCGCCCTCGAACCGTTCGATGGTGTGCGCCAAATACGAATAATCGCCCGGATCGCCCGACAAGGCACGACGCCGCAGCCGCCACCACCACGCCGACTTCCCGTCAATCCCAGACGTACCCATCGCGTTCGTCTGCGGATTCGGGTTCATCATCAGCGTCGGAGCCGACGCCGACAACTGCTCCTCGTCGGCCTCCTGCGCCTCATCAACAACCAGCCGATCGACATCATCGAGTCCCTTGCCACCGGACTTAGTCCGAGTCCGATACCAGATGATCCCGCCGTTACGCATCTCGATCATCTGCTGCCCGATACCCGACCACGCCCGCAGACGACGCCGCCGCAAATCAGGCGCACCCTCGAGCAGACTCAGCAGACGAGAATGAGCCTGCGACGCGAGCAACACCGCGTCGTGAACCGTGTGAAGAATCGCCTCCGCCCGCTGCGTCAACCCCCACAACTCGACAACCTCGATCTCGTCGCCCTTGCCGTTCTGGCGGGGCATCTCCCGGCCAGTCGTACGCGCCGCCCAATGACCATCAGCGGTCTGCGCCATCATCAACTCGACCGCCAACCGCTGCGTCGGATCTAGCCGCTTACGCGAATAGTGCTCCCACAACTCGATCGCCGCATGCGCCTCATCCAGACTTTCGGCGGCGCGAGGCAGCACGACCAGCGCCGGCTTCGGCTCCGCGTCCAGCGCCCAACGCAACGACGTTCCCAGCAAGCTTGTCGACAAGTGAAACCGCCTTCGGAGTCTCCAACGACTCGAGTAGCTCCCCGATCACCCGACGCTCACGCGCGATCGCCGCCGCAGCGGACCCCTCCGCCGACCTGAGCAGAACACCCAACCGGTCATAGTCGCTGCGCAAGTCCGTCGTACGGTTCACGAACCACCCCCGGAGGAAACCCAGAACACAAAAAAAGAGGAG